TTTTTAAAATTTTCTTTTTGTTCTTTATCTAAATCTATATCTTGATAACCACCTGTTAAGTATTCTAGTTTTGCATCATCACCTTTAGAACCTGTGTTTCCGCTAGCAGGTCCATCTCCGTAACCAGCACCGGCACCTGGATCTGATCTTCCTGCACTAGTTCCTTCACTAGATCTTGCAGCATCATCACCACGATAACCTGGTCTTGAACCATCTTTGTTTTCTTTAACAAGTTGCATGACTCCACCATCTTTAACATCCATTCTATCTTGTTCTAGTGATCTATAATAATCTCTTGGTGACATAAATGGTTCACCAGCTTCTTCTTGACCCATTTTATAATTTCTATATTCATCTATTAGACCAGGCTTCATGGCCATATCACCAATACCTTCACTTTGTTTAGATGCTAATCCTTCAAAGTAGTCTTGTAACTCTTTCATGTAATCAGGTGTTCCTCGTTGATCTTTCATATCAGGAAACACTCTTTCAAATTCTTCCATGTATTCTTGTAATTGAAACTCAGCCATTTTTTGCTGGTCTTCTTGAGGTGACTTAGGTCCTTGATTACCTGAGTAAGTAATTTCTGGTGCACCTGTGTCTAGTGATTCTAATCCTGTTTTCATATAATTTTTTAAGTTAATTTTAAAAGCAGGAATTTAACCTGTGGTTTATTACATTACCTGTTTTTGTCAGGTAAATCAAGCTATGTTGTAACAGTTCTTTTCTTAACTTCTAGAGCAGATAACACCACATGTAACCTGTTTGCTGTGGCTGCTGTTACTTTTAACACTTCACTTTCCTCTAATACTAAAGGTGCTGTTAATAGTTCCGTGGTTCCATTAGCAGATATTGATTTAGTTTTAAACAAACTAAATACAGCGTCTGCTGTATCTGTAATAGTCACTGTTATAGTATCTGCGTTTCCTGAATCTTCAGATACTATTATAGATTTTATAATAGATGTTGTAGCACTAGGCACTGTATATAATGTTGTAGCACTTGTTGCTGTTAAATCTTTTTTCTTATTTACAAATGTATTAGCCAAAGAAATATGCCTCCGCTTCTGCTTCTTCTTTTATATCTTGTTGAAACGTAGTATTTAATTTTTGCACAATACTATCTATATCTCTAACAAACGATTGTTGTATCTGTTCATCATAATTTTTTGTTGGTTGTGTAAGTGATTGTACAATTCTAGCCATTATCTTCTACCATCCGGTTGTATATCTAATCTAAATGTACCTAGTTTCCAAAACTGACTAGTACTACTGTTAGATACTTTTAATGATATTGACCTAGCCCTAGCACGTGTGTCTATTTTTTGTGTACTTGATGATACAGTAAATGGACCAAGCGATGAACTAGCTGCTGTATCATTTGGAAAATCTTTTAAATTTAATGTAACTACACTGTCACCAGTTTGTGATAAAAAATCTGGTAACACTCTTCTTATTTTCATCATAAATTCACCATCACCTTGTAATCCTTGTTGACCTATATCAAAATCTCCTGATTGTATGTTTGCTGTAATAGAATTAGTTGCACCTTCTTTAATTTCATCTAATCCTTTTTCATGTTCAAAGTATGTTGTTGTACCATCAGTGCATCCAATAACGTGATCTTTGTTTGTAGTTGCTGTTGTATCGCCACTATTATATTCTGTTGCGTGTGGTTTACCAAATACAGCAGAATCTTGCCAAGCTGTTCTAGCTAGTGTTCCTGTTGTCCACACCGGCCGTTCTGGTGTTGAGTCTAGGTAATTGTAACAAACCATACGGTTAACAGTTCCTGATCCTGAGTTAGGATAAAACCACATAACCTCACCAAACAAGTTATTTAATCCTGCATTAATATGTTGTTTTGGAATTGTATTAATATCATCGTAAACATGATCTTCTACTAAACATGCAAGTGATTCTAGTTTACCTGTATATCTAAAGAAACCATTTTCTGACATCCAATAAGCAGAACCATCAACTTCAACGGCTGCATTTTGTCCAATCAACCCACAGTTAGTTCCTACTTGTTGAAATGAGAAAGTAAAAGGTGCACCGACAAATCTCATAATAAATAATGCAGTATCAGTCCATACGTAAATTGCATCACGACCTCTAATTGCTCCCATAATTTTTGATCCATCGGCAAGTCTTTGAGTACCAGCAGTGTTAATTGCACTAGGTGCATACGAAGTTGTTTCATTAATAGATTCTTGGTCCGAGAATCTTATAAACATTTCATCTCTTGTACTTGATGTACCAATAGTTGTTTCTGTTCCAAAAAATATTAAGTGACGATCGGGTGTAGATACTAAACTAAAGCTAGATGATGTTGGTGCATTAGCAAGTATAGTTGCTCTTGTAGCATTAGCTGTTGTAGGATCAGAATCCCATTCAAATGTTTCGCCACCAGATATAGTTGCAATAAGTTTATTACCAAAATTATCTAATGACCATAGACCTGGTGCTGTAACAATGTCACCGGATGCGGCAGCGTTCCATGCAAAAAAGTTTGATGCATCTGTAACTGTTGCACCGGATGAATGTATTGCTGCTGTTGTACCGGTTGCTCCTCTTGTTAATCCAGATAGTGTACCACCACTATTTCCTGTGTAAGTAATTAATTCATTTCCTATTTGTACTGTACCCGATGATGCAAATGATGTTGAACTAGCCATAGTTAATGATGTAACCGATGCATTAATTCCTGATGATAGTGTTGATGTAAACTGTCCTTGTTGTACACCACCCCATGATCCAAGGCCCCAACCTGTTGTTGCAACTTCAACTGCTGGTCCAACAGGATAATAATGTTTAACACGAATACCACCAGATGTAGTTGCACCTGATCCTGATTCGTTAGATGCCATTGTAACAGTTAGTGTAGTAGTTGTTGGAATACTTGATACTTGAAATTTGTTATCGTCAAAATTACCAGATGTAAAACCAGAATTAGTAATACTTGTAAAATTATCTAATAAGATAATATCACCTTTGTTCATACCATGCGCTGATGCAAAAGTTATTGTAACAGTTGCTGATCCGTTAGTTGTAGAAAATGCACTAGTTAAAGTTGTTGTAGATTTAATTGGGTGTATGTCATAAAAAATACCACCAGAGTATGCGTATAAAATTCTGTTAGTTCCTAACGCTGCATACTTAATACCTGATGCATTTACAAAATGATGTATTGCTGTGTTACGTCCAGTTAGATCAACGGACCCTAGTTGTGCCCAGCCACCTATTTTTTCTGGTGTACCATATCTAAATCTAACATTATCACCTTCTATCCATTGGCCTTCACCTCCGGTTCCAGTAACTTGTTTGTTAAATCCTGGTTGAAAATTAACCTTTTGTAACATAGTGTTATCCTATGCTATACTACGGTTTAGTTGGCCACGTAGCGTCTGTACATTTAGCAACAGTATCTTTACCGTCTGGTAAATCTCTAAGAGCTTGTCTGTAGGTTTTCATATCGTCTGATATAGCATTACCTTTTTCAAGTTCAGATGTAATTTCCCAATCAGATGCTTTTAAAAGACCATCTCTTTTAGATCTAAGATCTGCTAAAGCTCTAGCAGGAGCTGCGTTAGCCCAAGCTGTTTCTTCATTGTCTCTAGCTGTTTCTTCAGCTGCTGTAAATTGTACTCTGTTACCGTTTATATTATGATATCTTGGCATAGTTTTCTCCTTTGTGTTTATTTAGCATGTTTATAGTATTCCGTAAAGGCAAATATCTCCAGCATCTATGTTGCCACTATCCATTTTAAACTGAATAGCATCAATTGCTGATGTAGTATTTAAATAACCAGCTGTAAATATTTGAAAAGTATAGTTATTAGAATTATATGAATTAAAATTAGACATAAAATGTTTTACAAATGTTGTACTTGACGGATTAAATATGTGTAAATAACCAGCACAACATTGATCATTATCATTTCCAGATGCACCAGAATTTAAAGTAGCAAAACTTGTGCTTTGTTGTAGATCATGTGTTGCTTTATATTCTAGTGCTGTTGCACTAGACCCTTCATCATGGTATGTTCTAAAAAGAGTATTTGTTAAAGTAACACCATAATTTGAACCACTATCTGTAGAACCTTGAAATTGAATTGTACCATCTGTTGCTGATGGATGAATATCTTTAAATGTAAATAAATATTCTTTATAAGTATTATCCAAGACAACTGAACTTGCACCATCTACAAAAGACAAAGTGCCAGAACTAGAAGCTGTTAGCTTTTTAATAAATGTCATATTACCACCGCCAGCTGATAATGATCCAAAAGTAGTAGCTGCTCTAGCTCCTCTATCGTTTATTGTAATTAATTTTTCTGAAGGTAATGCCATTAACTATCCTTTATCCCGTAGAGTTTAATTTTACCAGAAGCCATATTACCACTATCTGTACCAATTTGAACACCATCAATAGCTGCTGTAACATTACAATAACCTGCCATGTAAGCTGTATTGGTTGAAGGGTTACCACTACTCTCTCCCATAAAAGTAACTTGACTCATAAAATGTTTTACAAAAGTAGTTGATGATGGATTAAATAACATCATAGTTCCAGATAAAGATCCATCATTATCATCATTTGCATCGTCTCCTACTGTGAGTCTCATAGCACCAGTTGCTTGTGCTTGATCTTGACCTGTAACATAAGAAAGAGCAGTTCCTGTATCTCCTTCATCGTGTCCAGTATAAAAAATTGTAGTAGTTTTAGTTGCATCAAAATTAGTATCTCCATCCCTAAAAGCAACAGTTAATCCACCTGATGATTCTGATGGATGAATATTAATAAACTCAAATTTATAAATAGGATAAGTATCATCTAATACAACACTATCAGTGCCATTAACAAATGACAATGTAGAACTAGAACTAGCAGTTAAAGTTTTAATTAAAACTAACGCACCTGGAGAACTTGGTACTGCTGCAGGAGCTGTGGTTAAATCTTTAATTGATCTGTCGTTGTATTTGACTATTGCCATTATGATTGTTTATCTCCTACTCCGTACATTTTTATAACTCCACTATCTATGTTGCCTGAACTAAATAAAAATTGAACACCATCAATAGCTGCTGTTACATTGCAATAACCAGAAGCAAAATTTTCCATACTATGTTGATTTGTCTGGACACCTTGAACTCTTGACATAAAATGTTTTACAAAAGTTGTTGATGATGGATTGAATAAAAATAACTCTCCTGATTGAGAACTGTCATTATTATTATCACTATCGACTGTTAAATATTGAGAAGCTGTAGATTGTGCCAAGTCTTGTCCAGTTTTATAAGATAATTCAGATGAACTATCATCTTCTGCATTACGACTTAAAAAATATGTTGTAGTTTTAGTTGCATCATAAGCACTTCCACCATCTCTAAAATTAACATAAAAAGCTACTCCATCACTTGCTGGGTGAATATCTATAAACTTAAACATGTAAACATCATAAGTAGAATCTATTCCTGAAGTAAACGATAATGTTGCACTACTTGATGCTGTTGCTGTTGTAAGCAACGTTAAATTACCATTAACCAAAGCTGCCGCTGTAGGCAACGCTGTAATTGCTGTTAGTGCTCTGTTGACTGCAGTTCGAATAGCCATAGGTTAATCCTACTTAATTCCATAAAGTTTAAAAATTCCAGCATCAATATTTCCTGATGAAAAATAAAATCTCATACCAGTAACTGCTGTTACCTGTCCATATCTAGCATTAGTAGCTCCATGACCACTTTTTGCACCAGAACTAATAAGTCCTGAAATAGCATTTATTAATTTGTGAAAAGTCGTATTAGCTGGATCATGTAAATATACTATAAAAGATGCGTTTTCAGTATTACCATTACCAATATCTTGAGGAGATAAATCAATAAAAGCAGCACCAGTAGAATTACCATCTAATGCAGCATTATCTTGTCTATGACCACTTGTTGCATAAGTATAATCAGTTTCGTCACGCACTGTATCTGTCCCTGTAATAAGTCTCATATACATACGAGCACCATCAGTAGCTGGATGAGCACTGCTTATTACAACTTTAAAATTTTTATAAGTAGAAGTATCTAATGAAGTAAAATCTACAGTTGCAGTTCCACTTGAAATTGTTGTGGTAGTAATTAATTCTATTGCTGGAGATGCTTTGATTAAACTATAATCAAGTCTTTTAAGAACACCAGCATCTGAAACTAAGAACTCATCTGTGTCTGCAGGTTCTGCTGCTAAAGCAGTTGTTCCAGAAATAAGATCTGCTTTAATTTGTGCTGCACCAACAGTATCATCTGAAGGAACTCCAAGATCTAAAACGTCACCTAATACTGTTATAAAGTCAATAACGTCATCCGTTGTTAATGCCGCTGCAAATATAATTGTACTGCCTGAAATTGTGTAAGAAGATATTGGAGCCTGTAATATACCATTTAAGGACACCAAACAGTGTTGAGCTGATTGAGGGCTAATTGCAACACCACCAACTAATAAGTTAAATGTAGTTGTAGCACTTGTCGTTATCGCATCGCAAGCTTGAAAATTACCAACTGTGGGT